TCATTATTTCTATATTTTGCAACTATCCTATATGGAAATTGTGTTATATCATATACGATGAAAGCTGAATAGTCACGTTCTACTCCTCTAGCAACGTCAACTGTCATCATGTAATTATGATCCTTTAAAGGATCTTGGTAAATATCTAACCCTTTATTTCTTTTTATTGGATCATCATATACTAAATTCTTTAGTTTAGTTACATCAATAAGAGTATCAACAGATCCTAAGAATTCACATTCAAACTCAACTTTGAACTGTTGCTCTGATGTGTTTGCAATAGTTTGAGATTTCCACTTAGTATTCCTTCCAGGAACTTCAGACCAGTGTACTGCAGTTGGTATATATTCATTTTTATTTCTTTCGGCATCATGCCACATTCGGTAGAAATGATTCATACCATGTGGTGTAGATACAATAATTACCTTGGTGTTTTTACCAGACGAGATAGTAGGATAAACAGAGGCAAAGAATTGGTCAGCAATATGATTTGGGATGAAAGCAAACTCGTCAAGAAAGATGATATTATAAGAACCACCACGAACAGCAGATGCAGATGTAGATGCGGCTATAATTTTAGATCCATTCTCCAATTCTAATGATTGTTTATTCCAAGAAACAATACCCTGTTGCATCCACTTTGGTAAATTTTCATATGCAAGTTGCAATCTTCCAAGAAGATCCTTTGCAGTAGCTGCTTTGTTTGCCAAGATAGCAATATTAACATTGTCATTAAAGACTGCATAATGAAGTAGATAAGACACACATGTTGTAGACTTACCAGTCTGACGTGGCATCTTACAGATGTTGAATCTATTCTTATGAAAGTTTTTTACAAGTCTCTCTTGAAACTTGTACATCTTAAATGGTACAAGACCCTCATCTAGAGAAACAATTTTGATATAATTTCTAGCAAAATATACAGGATCTTTTTTACACTTCAAGAATTCCCGAATATCATCTTCAGAAAATTGAATCTTTGTATTTGCTTTTTTTAGATTGGGATTACCAAGATAAATGCTTTCACTCATAATAATTATTGTTTCAGCAATTCCAAGCTCTTAGTGATTTTGATAGACGATCATCGCCTGTGTTGTTAGAAGGTTTTTGTCTCTTACGCATTCCTTTCATCCTTGCACAGAATGATGCCCTTCTCTTGTTACCAACTTTCTTAGAAGGTGCTTTTAGATCAGAACCAGGATTCTCTTTTTCGTAAGACTTGCGTCCCTTCTCATTGAGTCCACCCTCACTGTTCTGACCAGACTTCTTAGTCCATGATGCACCTTCTGGCATAAATTGTCCAAAACTTTTAACACCTTCTACAGTTACAAGCGGCTCATTTTCAATACGATCTCTTTCAAAGAAATTTACCAATACAGCTTCAGGAAAAATTTTTCTGAGTTGAATTAATACATCTTCTCTAGAAGGTCGTTTTGATGTTGGAAAGAAAAATTGAAGTGACTTGTATTGGCCTCTAAAGGTAAAGAACATTGTATAAGTTCTTCCCATTTTTTGAATTCTTTCATATTTTTCTTCAACATACTCTTCATTTGATGGAGTAACAGAAGCAATATTAAATGTATTTTTTGATCCAAGCGCAACAGGACTTGAATTCATATCCCAATTTTTTGGTCCATATGAACATTCTTCTCTAGTTTCATTCTTCTCACATTGAGGGCAATAACGAACATTTCCCATACCCTCTACATGTAGATTGAGATTGTCACTGAGATTTACTTCTTCTTTCTTAGTTTTCTTAACACAGTTTGGATATCTCTTTCCAAACATAGTCTTCATGCCTTTCTTCTCATAACCTTTCCAACATGCTTCACCAATCTCTGTTTCTTCTTTTGTGCTATTGCCCCAGTTAGCAGCACCAGCCTTACGACACTTTACCAAAGCACCAGAAGCATAAGCAGAGGGCCATACAGAATAACGAGACTTGACTTTATGGTAGCAAGCGTCTTTCTTACCACTACCTTTTCCTGGTGTATCCTTTGCTTCTTTCATTGATTCTTTCTTCTTTTCTGGCAAATCTTTGTGCTTTGTTTTTGCAAAATCCTTTACATCTTTTAACTTCATACTGGATGCAGCTTTAGCAACCTCAGGTGATGGATTTTCCATTTCACCTTTTTGAGTTGCTCTCACCATTCCAAAAAATCTTTGCTGTTTTTTAGAAACTGCTTCTTCGTTTCTGATTTTTCTGTCAGTTTTTACCATGGTAGGTGCAGCTGCTCCAGTTTTTTTCTGTTGACCAGGATCTTCTCTTCTCTTTGCTGCCTTAGCAGCAACTCTTTCTTTTTTTGACATACTTGCCCTTTTAGAAGAAGAAACACATTTGGGTATACCTTCTCCAGGTTTATCACTTGCACAGGTTCCTCCTGTTACAACATTAACCCATCCTCTTTTACCACCTTTTGATTTAGATTTACCAAACCAATCACGTAGCCCTTCTTCAGATATTCCACCGCCACCGTTACCATTTCCACCATTACCATTCTTTTTATTCTCGGAATCATCACCTTCTTCATCTTTTGCAAGATATCCACGAGAACCAATATGGTATCCCATAGGAATCTTCTTACATTTTTTGTCTGTAAAACAGTAGTAATAACCAATTTTACATTTCTTAGATTCCGTCATTGTTGGTTTTTAAGAAATTTAGCTAGTTCTGCAGTAGACCCTACAAATAATGAATTATTTGTAATAGATTTTGGACCAGAGTCCTCATCTTTATTTAGTTCCTTCATTTTTTTCTGCAAATCTATAAGTTTATCAGTTGTATCTGCAACACTTTTTATAATCTGTCCAGCAACTTCATATGCTCTAGGAGAATCTGACTCCTGAGCTAATTCCATAATTCCGTTTAAACTTTCTTGACCTTTTTCAATTAAAGAATAAAGATTTCCTCTTGTATATTCATAGTCTTTTTTAGACTGTTCAATTCTTTCATCAGAAACAACTGGAATAATTTCAGATTCCTTGGGAGTAACATCAACAATGTCGGTTTCTGTGTTGAGTGATTCACTAATTTTGTCAAATGTTTTTTTCATGGGAGTTCATACTAGATGTCTTTGTCCTGAGTTGGACTATACTTCTTACTATCATTGAAGACTTCTAAAGTTTCACTAAATCCAAAGTCATCCCCAGGCTCAGCATCTATTGGATCTGGTACTGCAGTATATCTAACCTCTCTCTTGGCATTTTGTGTGTCAACGCTATTATAGTAATCAACTTGTACCTTACGGATGAGACCGTCTGTTGTCTCTGCGATTGGGCCAAATAGATATGTATTTGCTGTGAAACTTAAAGTATAGATAATTGCTCTTCTTGACTCAAAATTCCCCTCATATTCATCCTGCATCGAAATATTGTTTAGACCAATTGGAATATCTCTCTTTTCGCCAATTGAACTAATAAGATCTACAGTTACCTTGAATGTTGGTTGGAAATATGGTAAAATTTGCTCTATAATTTGTAGAGCATCTTCATTGAGTTTTGCATAAATTGATAGTTGAAATTCCACATTATATGGAACTGGGAAAAAAACTTTCTTTAAGTTCTCACCATCAACGGCTTTAAATGTTTTTGTAATATTTGATTTTCTTGATGGGTCATAACTAATACCTGTCATTTCAAATGACATTCTTGGTAAAGTTATTGCAACTGGTTTATCTAGTCTTGCCTGCTGCTCTAGTCTAGCTAAGAACTTTTGTTGTGGTGCATATGCTAAAGGAACTGTAATATCACTAACTGTATCAGAATCAGTGCTAGTATGTCTTATATGAATATCATTGAAGACACTACCAAACGCAATGATTGTCTTCCTCAGTATTTCGTGATAGTAATAAGTTCCTAACATCAGTATGTACCAAATGGATTCGATTCTGTAAAGTCTAATATATCATCCGCTAATTCTTCAATCTCTTCATTCTGAGAATATTCAATTTCAATCCCTGGATCGGAATTATAAGATAGTAGAGTGTAAGATGCTCCAGAATCGGATCCAGTAATTGTTTCGCCAGCGGTAAAGTTACCACTATTTATGTAGACATTCAGAGTATTGTCGTCCTGATCATACTTCTTGACTCTTGCAGTAGTCCCAGAAAGACTTCCAGTAACAATTTCATTGACTTGGAAAGTGCCAATTCCAGCGGATGGTGCCGAAGAAATGGCAACAACAGGTGCTGATGTATATCCAAAACCAGCATTTGAAAGTCTAATATCAGTAACGCTACCACCAGCACCTATAACTGCCTGAGCCGTTGCAGATGATCCTGCAGATATTGTTGATGGGCCAGTTAAAGTTATTGTTGGAGTTACAACGTAATTCGCTCCAGTATTTGCAATACTAATGTATTGTACAGACCCATCTCCTAGAGTTGCTGTTGCCGCTGCTCCTGCCCCTCCAGCACCAGAGAACGTTACTGTTGGGGTTTCTGTGTATCCAGCACCAGCGTTTGTGATTAGAACCTCATATACAGAACTATCCGTTTTTATTGCAACTGCAGTAGCATTGGTTCCACCAACTGGTGCTGTAGAAATTGAAACTGTTGGTGCTGATGTATAATCATAACCATCATTTGTAAGAGTAATCTGTCTTACAGATCCTTCATTTGCAATTGTTGCCGTAGCTGTCGCATTAATGCCAGATGAAACAAATGTTAGAGTTGTAATATATCCATAATTCTCAACAGCAGAATCAATTTCATCAACAGATGTTTCAATGATCTCATCTTCGAGTTCTAAGAGTTCGCATGATAATTCATAAATGTAGTTTTTACCCAACTGGAAGAATGGTTTTTCGTGCTCTACATTTTTAATTTCATATAATCTTTCTCCAAGTGGGAAATATATTACATCACCCTCTCTAGGTCTATCTGTAACTATAATTTCAGTTGGATCTGCTTTTTGTAAATCTTTTAAAAATGGTTCAATAAAAAGTTGAAATCTTTCCTCAGAAATTGTAAGAGAGATTTCACTTTTTAGTTGAACACCAAATTTTGAAAGAATTTCACTATTTGCTCCATATCCCTCATAATTATTGAGGTAGGCTTCAATGATAAAATTATCATCAAGTTTTGATAAAGTAACTTCTCTTGATAATGTTTCAGTGCCTAAAATTTTTCTTGGTATGTAATAAACATCCAACCCATACATTTTAAGTTGTTCATTAACAAGATCCTGCACCAAAAACTGTTCGTTAGCAGATCCTTGTAGGAAAAAGGGATTGAGTGCCATTATCCGATCATATCGAGGGGTGGTAATTCATATGTTGACTGCATCTTATCTTCAATTTCTCTCAGTTCAGATACAGCATCATCATAATATTGTCTTCCATTCAGTTCTACTCCACCAGGAAGTTTGGT